TTTTAACTTTTTATATACTCTATGCCATAATTCTAATACATCATTTTTATCTTCTTTTAGACATATCTGATAAAATAGATGGTTTATAATCCCGCTGTTATAATGCACTCCGCCATAATCAAAATTACTATTAGGTTCAACATAATACATATCATTCATTCTCATTGGTTGTTTTTGTGAGTTAGGATTTATAAAATCTCTTAAACAATGTCTATTATTTTTCATTATATCTTCTCCTATTTCCCAATCTGCTTGACCTAATAAATTATTAGATATATCTTTATCTTCATTATATTTTTGATATAAATAAAATTCATACATTATTGCTATAACATCGCTTAAACTTTCATTCAAAGCCCCAGAATGCCCTTTATATTGTAATCCGCATATAGTTTGCACTAATCCGTGTGTTAATTCGTGGCTTATTACATCTGGACTGACTAATGGTTTAAATTCTGTTTTTCCATTACCAAAAACCATATATTGTCCTGTATAATATGCGTTATCTAAATCTGGGACATTCCATAATGCTATTACACAATTAGAATTATCAACATTTAATCTACCTAATTTTAAATACAAAAATTCTAAATAATTATGTATATTAAAATAAATATCTATTGCTGGTGTTCCGTCTTTTGCGATTGTTGATTGTAGTGAGCGTAAATAACCTTTATCATATCTATTATTAATATTTAATCTATGTTGTTGAATATCAATAACTTTGATTTGAACACCTCTAACCCAACCTTCTAAAATAAATGGCACATCTACTTTACCAAGTAAAAAAGAATTATATTTTTGTTTATATATATTATTTGTAAATCCACAAGACATATAATATATATAAGTATATTTTTTTAAGAAAGAATTTTTAAAATTAATGTTTTTTCGTCGTCTTCCATATTTTCAAGAATTTCATTAATTTGTGTTTGATTTGACAACATTATAAATTTTTTGATTATTTCATATTTTTCTTTGATTGTTGGTTCTCTATGTTTTAATAGTGATGATTTAACACTACTACGACATTTATAACAAGTTTTACAAGTTCTAACTTTTCCATTTTTACTTACGCTTTGATATTCTTTAATACCTTCAGTTTCTCTTTGACATTTAAAACATCGTTTATGCGTCATATATTCCATATTATAATCAATTTTACAACCTTCACAAGAATTATTTTCTGTATCAGACATTCTATATATATATTATATATATAGATTTTATTTTTAAGTATTTTACGCAATTTTAAAATTTCTATATATTAATTAAAATATTTATCGTAGTCTTCGGCGAATTCTGCCTCCTGACATTCTGCCACCTGTTAGACCTGCGACAGCAGATGCACCTTTTCCAATACCTTCAATTACTGGTAGGGCTTCTGGAGCAACAACACCTGCAATTTTAGAGGCATATGGAACTGCTTTTTGCACCACATGCGCTACTTTATTCGCAATATTTTTTAGGCTTGACCAAAATGAACCACCGCTTATTTTAGTGTAGTCGTGATAAGACATTTCAGGAGCATCAAGAGCCATACGGACTATGTCAGGTGTTAAGGCTCCTAAACTTGCTCTGGCACCATTTTCAAAGACACTAAATGTGCCGATATTGCGGAAGACGGTGTATAGTTCTCCAGTAAATGAATTTTTAGATTTGTTAGTGTAATTTACGGTGATTTGAATACTGGCTTGTGTCTGGCATCCCGCACTTAGGTAGTCTGGAAGACCTATATCAATACCGAAACGAAGTTTTAATACAGAGCCTCTGTAATTAGACCATGCAGGATATGAAAGATTACAGCCATTTCTTGCACTGATTTCATACAGGTCAGCTTGGGTTGCGGTTGAGAGGAGCCCACTTTCGTTATTAAATAAAACATTAATGCTGTCAATAGAAAGAAAACTGTCAGCAACTTTAAAATCACTTGTAGCCCGTGAATGTCTAATAAAGATATATACACTTTCGGGAATTTGACCGAGTTTAATAACATCAGTTGTTCTGCTCCCAGAAGCACCAGCTCCGAGCGTCCCTACATCTTTAATATAGTCTTGGTCGCTATGATATGGCAGGTGTTGCACCTCTGGAATTCTTTGGGTCATATTTGGAGTAATAAATCTTACTAAGCACTGAGGACGCTCATAAAAAGTGCAATTTACGGTTGTGATTGCATTACCTGCACTTGAATGAGATAGAATTTTAGTTAGTTCTGATTTAAAACGGAGATTAACATTAATTTGATTTACATTTACCATACCTTCTTCATACATATTAATACCATTAGAAAATGGAGATAGTTGAAGACTTTCAACAAGAACGGCTCTAAATGTATTAGCATTAATAACATCTACAATAAAGCCACCTCTGGCACCTACTGGGACACCATTCTCGCCGAATGCACCTAAACAATTTTTGCTTGTGCCTTCTGTAATATAGTCATTGTAGTCTTGGTATTGGTCTGGGTATGTTGGAGTGGTAGAAACTACTCTGCTCATATCTTCCAGTGTTGAACCATAGCAATGTAATGCATGGAGTTTATCTCCGCTATTTTCACTGACATTTTCACCGTTGATTTGGCAACTGGACACATCTATAATACTGTTTAGAGGGTATTGGCGTAATGCGTCATTAATTTTAAGTTGGTGTGGCTGGTCTGTAGTAATTTCAACGAATGCTCTAATACGAATATTTCTATCCACAATTGTAAGAGTGGAAGGAGGATTAATAGTAAAAAGTGCATTAACAGGAGCAGAAGGTGTAATTTGGGAACTATCAGCAGTAAAAATTTGCTCATTGACACGCGAACCACCGAATAATACTATATTGTTTTGTTCTTCGTCGCCCACAACATTAACTCTGGGGTCTAAAACTTTAACTGGCTTAATTGACATTATTATATATATATATAATTAGAAAGAAAAAAATTTAGATATTATATTATTTATATAATTTTCTTCTATTCTATATATATATATAACTCATGAATGTCAGTTTAAATAATGATAATGCACAAAATGTTTATTATAATTTTAATGTAAGAAAAGGTGTTAATGATATTTATACTTATATTGCTACAAGTGATACACGGACACATGCTATTATTGATAATCCTTGTGATTATGAAATAGCAGTTGCTCGTTTTAGCTTACCTACAAATGCTTTACCTGTTTTTGTATGGAAAGGTGACACATATTTTGAAATTGCTTATACCTTTGGAGCAACAACAATAAAAAAATATTTAATATTTACTCCTAATACGACAGGTAATGATTTATACGGAAATACTATATGGACATATCAACATTTTATTGATATTATTAACAATGCATTAAGAGATGGATTTACAGATTTAAAGACGGCTGAGCCTCTATGTCCAGCTACAGAACCAGCTTTTTTAAGTTATACTGCTACAACTCAATTGTTAGTATGGAATGTAGAACAAGCATATGGAACTACAACAAAAGTATATTTTAATCAGAATTTATTCTTTTTAGTACCTTCATTTCAAGCATTTGGGACAACATTAGGAGGTGTTAAATTTTGGGAAGTAATAAGTAAAAATAACGGTAATAATAGCACTGTTATAGATGGAACAAATTATTATTCAACAAAACAAGAATATCCTACAGTGTTTCTGTGGAAAGATTTTAAAACAATGATTTTTGAAACGGATAATATTCCTGTTGATAGTGAATATACTATGGCTCAAGAAAATGATTATCGTCATGTTTTAACAGATTTTGAAGCATCACAAGGCGAATTACAAGAAAAACAAATTGTTCAATATTATCCACGAGCCGATTTTAGATGGTATGATTTAATAAGTTGCAAACAATTACGAACAATGGACTTAAAAGTATATTGGGCTGATAAAACAGGAAAACCATATCTTTTTTATTTAGATGTTGATGATATTTTTACAATGAAATTATATTTAAGAAAAAAAATAAAATAAATTTATAAGTATAATATATATATATATAAATGAACAAGAACACAGAATATGTTTATGTTAATATTAAAATAGATAGTAATACAGCAGGAGGAAAAGCATTTTTTAATGAGACAAGAGTTCAACCAATTATAGATAATCCTACTGAATGGGAGCTGACAATTGAACGGTTTTTCGTCCCCGCAGTTGATATACCAATTATGATTTTTAAAGATAATTATTATTCTATTACATTAAGTTTTGATGGTGTAGATATTACAGAAACTTTAATATGGATACCTAATAAAAGTTATTCAGGTTTATATGGTCAGGATGTATGGAATTATCAAGAAATGTTAGATATAGTTAATGTTGCTTTTACTCATGCCTATAATCAATTAAAAGCAATTAAACCAGCATTAACACCAACAGAACCACCTTTTATTACATATGAAGCTGATAGCCGATTATTTGTTTTTAATGCAGAGAGATTATACGACCCTATTTATAATGGTGCTCCAACCGTAGAAATTTATATGAATATTCAATTATTTAAATTGTTTAATTCATTTCAAGATTTTGAAAGTGAAGAATTACAGCCAAAAGCCCATAGAATTTTAGTTAAAAATAATGGTAATAATCTAACAACAATCAACGGTAAAGCATATTATTCAACATACGGAGAATGGACAACTTTATTTGGGTGGAATGATTTACAAAGTATTGTATTTGAAACAAATAGCATACCTGTTGTCCCTGAAAATCAACAATCACAAAATAATCAGACACAACAAATTATTACTGATTTTGAGCCTCTGCAAGATATTAATAATAGAAGTGCAATTCAATTTTTTCCTCAAGGTGAATTACGGTATTATTCATTAAATTCAACAACACCATTATATAATATGAACTTATCAGTTTTTTGGAAAGATAAAGAAGGTAATTTTTATCCTATTTATATTAATGATACAGAAACACTAACAATAAAGATTTTATTTAGAAAAAGATTATATTTGAAGTAATATAAAATTTTTATTGGCGGACTTTTTGGCATACAAAACCATTAAATAATTGCCAAAAAGTCCGCCATAAATATTTACTAAAAAATGGTGCCATAATTTGTATTTGTGTGTGGTATAAAATATAATTAATAAAATTATCTCTTAATTATATATATATATTAATGTCATTAAATCACTTAACAAACTGCAATGACCCTATTAAAAATGTATTAGAGATAGGTTGTAAAAAACTATGTGCTGAGAATACTGAAACAATTTTACATACTACTCAAAATCTCACATCAAATTCTCTTATTATAAATAATGATAATGGAACAACTACGACATTTAGTCTCCCAGATGGAGGAACAGCAGGATATGCTTTAAAAACTGATGGCGCATCACCGAATGCGACCGTATATTGGGCGCCAGATATTACAAGTGCAGGAGGAATAACATATACAGGAACACAACCAGCAACAATAGGAGACCATATTAAAATATCTTCAACTGATGCTTCATTATGTGTTGAAAGTAGATTGAATGAAACAGCCACGGATTTAAATGTTGATAATTTAAAAATAACAAATCTAACAGACCCCACAAATCCCCAAGATGGAGCAACAAAAAATTATGTTGATAATGCAATTAGTAGTAATGTTAATGTTAATAAACAAATGGCGACAGGTGTATATTCGGGTGGTCATTTAACTATTAATGCCGATACAACTAAATTTGATGTTTCAGGCGGTTCAGGTGTTATTGTTAATCCTTCAACAGGTTCTATAACTAATGTATCATGGACAACACAAACAGCAATAAGCATATTAAGCGGACAAACAAATACTTATGTAGAAGTTGATAATACAGGAACTATTATTAAAACCAGTATTGAACCAACAGCAGAAGATAACAGAAATAAATTATTTTTAGGTAAGATAAATAGTCCTAATACATTATCAATTGAAACAATTGATGAACATATTTATACAGCATTAAATGTCGGTAATTCATTGATAGATTTAAGTAAGGCATTAGGACACATAAATTTAAGTGGGAATGTAATTTCAAAGGGTTCAGCATTAATGAGTATTCAAAAAACAGAAGGTTATATATATGCTTTCGGTTCTAATTTCAGTAATAATATTAAAAATCCAAGTGAATTATTTTTACCAGCAGGAGATACTGCAACAGGATTAATCATGGAGTATTATATGAAAAATGGTAATATTTCAACTCCTTTAACAACTATTAACCCTAATTATTATGATAATGGTGGTAATTATCCAGATGCGTTAATAACTACTAATGAATGGTCAGTCCAAAGAGTGTTTAGTTCTTCAAGTAGTGATAATCATTTACATATTATGTTAGGACAGCATTTTTATGTTCAAAAACAAGATGCAATTAATGCAATAGCTACAGAAATATTTGAAGTTCCGCAATCATTGATAGATGATGATGTATTGTTAGGTTATATTGTTGTCCAGCAAGGGACGACGGATTTAACCAACGCAACCTTTTTAAGAGCATCTAAATTTAGTGGTGTAGGTGGTTCAGGTTCAGCACCAGCAATAGATTTATCAAAAATAGCGAATATTACATCTGCAACACAAATACCAGATATAACAAATATGAATGGTGTTATTAGAAATGACGGCACAGCACCGACTAATGGAAATGATTTAACCAATAAAACATATGTGGATGGTGTTGTAAGTGGTTTAAATTTTGTTTCAAAAACAGGAGATACAATGACAGGTAATTTAAATATGGGTGCAAATTATGTTTTATCATCAGGCGTCCCATCATTAGGAAACCATTTAACAAATAAAACATATGTTGATGGTGAGTTAGGTAATTATTTACCACTTGCAGGAGGGACAATGAGCGGTAGTATTAATATGAATACAACAAATAATTTAAATAATGTAAATAATATCACTTTGTATAATACAGGTGGATTTTTAACAACATTGAGAACATCTGCAACAAGTAGTTATAATTTTTATCTTCCAACATCAGGAGGGACAAACGGTCAGATATTAGAAACTAATGGAAGCGGTCAATTATCATTTGTAGATAAAACAAACCCATATGATATATTAGTTGCGTGTAGTGATGAAACAACAGCATTGACGGCAGGGACAAATAAAGTATCATTTAGAATACCCCGAGCATTCACACTATCAGCAGTTAGAGCAAGTCTAACAACAGCCCAAGCATCAGGAAGCATATTTACTGTAGATATAAATTTAAGTGGAGTAAGTATTCTATCAACAAAATTAACAATTGATAATACAGAAACAACCAGCACAACAGCCACAACACCAGCAGTTATAAGCAATACAACAATGACTGATGATGGATTAATTACGATTGACATTGACCAAGTAGGAAATGGAACTGGTGCTGGATTAAAGGTCTGTTTAATCGGGTCTGTATAATTATAAAAATACTGGCGGACTTTTTGGCATACAAATTTCTAAAATGAATGCCAAAATATCCGCCATAAAAAATAACCATAAATATTTACTAAAAATTATCACCATTAATTGTATTTGTGTGTGGAATAAAAATATATCTATTATTAATATATAATAATATGCCTTGTATATATTTAGGTTTTCAAAAAACCCCCTCTGTGCCTTCAACAGAACAAATTGGAACTGGAACATCAAATTTAACAGGTATGCCCTTGTATGGGCTTTATGATTATTCACAAGGTGGAATGATATATTTAGCAAGTGAATTGACAGCAGTTGCAGGTAAGACGATAACTTCAATAGAATTTCAATATAATGGATGGAGCACATCATACACAGCAAATAACCAAGCAATAAAATTAGGTCATGTATCGGGAAGTGCGTTTCCATCAACCGCCGATATTGATTACAATGATATTAACGGTGGGTCTCCTCCATCTCTAACAACTTGTAAAACAGGATTTTCAACATTAAATTTTAGTCCGAATATCGGAACAGGTGGATTTATAGAACATACATTTACAACAAATTTTGTATATAATGGAACAAGTAATTTATTAATATCATGGGAAAATTTTGATGGGACTTGGGCATCTGGTTATGGTTGGTTAGAAGGATTTTCAACATCAGGAAAAAGACATGCAAGATGGTTTCAGGATAATACATATCCAACGGCACCGAGTAGCAGTGGAGGTAATCAAGCACCCAATATTATAATTCACTATCAGTAACCCACACACAAATACGATTAATGGTTTCAATTTTTAGTAAATATTTATGGCTATTTTAATGGCGGATATTTCGGCAATCATTTTATAAATTTGTATGCCAAAAAGTCCGCCAGTAAAATAAATTTTAGGGGACTTAAAGAAATTATAATTTTCAAATAATATATAGAAATTTTTAAATATATAGAAAATTCTTTAAATTAAAAATAGATATTTTATTTTTGTGAAAAATACTTAAAAATAAAATATCTATATATAATATATAGAAAATGTTTTACTCAAAACTTGCTAAATTTAAGCTTCGTGAAAATTCTAAAAACCCTTCATATGAATGGTGTAAGGAAAATAGATATACATCATCTTTTAGAATACCGACTAAAGATGAACTAAAGAACCATACAAACTGGGGCATTCATACAGGTAAGAAAAATAAAATTACAGTTATAGATTTAGACCCATACAAAGATGGATTTACATTTCCATTTAATTATTTGGAGTTGGAATGTCCGATTGTCAAGAGTGTTAATGGTGGATATCATTTATACTTTAAATATGACAAAGATATTAAACAAACACAAAATGATAAATTACAAGTAGATATTAGAAATGACGGGGGATATATTGTATGTCCTAATACTATAATAAATGGTAAAAAATACAAAACTATTAAAGATTGTGAAATACCAGAGATGCCAGAAGATATTAAATTATGGTGTTTAGATAATTTATATTCTAAATCTCAAAAATCCACCAAAGGCATAAAAACAACAAATAAAACAAATACTGAAGATACAACAAAATATGAATACAATATATCAAAAGAAAAATTAGAAGAAATATTCAAAAAACTACCTGATAAATTCTGGAATGGATATTCAGAGTTTCTAAAATGGACTACATGTTGTAAAGTATTAGATTGTAAAGATATATGGGATAAGATAAACAAAACTAAACCTAAATATGATGAAGAGAATAATAACAGAATATGGGATGGGTGCAAAAAATCTTTTCAATACAATGTCAATGCAGTTTTAGAAAAACAAGCAGTATTAATTGATTATTTCAAATTCAAACCAATATTACCAAATATCAGAAAACCACACAAAACAATTAATAAGAGAAAATTAGTTGAATTTGAAGACGAAGAAATGACAAATGTTAAAGAAAATATTTTAGATGATAAATACAACTATGTAATTAAATCAGATACAGGAACAGGAAAAACAACAGCATTTAAAAAATACATCAAAAGCACAAATCAACAATTTATAAGTATTGTTTCAAGAGTAAGTTTAGGTGATGAACAGACTGAGATATTATGTAAAGAAGGTTTAGATGTCAGATTTTACCAATTAGTAGATAAATTTGAACAAGGGCAAAATATTGTCATTCAAGTTGATAGTTTAATGAAATTGTATAATATTGATTTTAGTAATTATGTTGTATTTTTAGATGAGTTTAATAGTATTGTAGAATATTTAATAACCTCATCAACTCTCCACAATGTAAGAACAATTATATATCAATTATTTACAAAAATCATAAATGAATGTAAGCAGATAATATGCACTGACGCTGATATATCCGATATATCAATGAAATATTTAGATTTTACAACTAAAAAAATTAAATTCATCAAAAATACATATCTTCATAATAATGGTGTCAAAGCAGAAGAAATATTTAATTATGTTGATTTTGTAAAAGAAGTTAAAAAGAATGACAAATATATGATATGTTGCGATAGTAAAGATGTAGCACTAATGCTTAAAAAAGATATAGGAGATGATAAAATAATGTGTATTACAAGCGAAACTGACCAATATATTAATTTAGATAAATATGATAAAGTTATATTTAGTCCAAAAATCATATATGGTTTAGATAGCAGTATTAAAAGACCTGTATTTTGTTTTTACAAAGAACATACAATTAATCCAAACGCATTTTTACAACAAATTGCAAGATGCAGAAACATAACTAAACTATGGTATTCATTTACAAGAAAAACATTCAAACCAAATGACGATACCTTAGAAAGTGTAAAAGAAAGAATTGTTGAAGAAAATACCGCTGGTTGTGGATTTTTCAAAATGGTATGTCCTGAAAAGATGAATGAAGAATATTTAACATTATTGACAATGTATGAATATAATAATACAGCATATGCAACTAATAAATTCGCACACTTTATTAAATTATTAGATGAAAGAGGATTTAACAGAGTAAATAAACAATATCAAAAATCCAAACATAATTTAAGAGAAATACTCAAAGAATTTAAACAATATAAAATAGATACATTTGATAAAAACCATTCATATATTAAAAAATTAAATGAAATTCTTAAAATACCAGATGAAGAAATTGATAATTACAAAGAATTATTTTTAAGTAGGAATGATTTAGATTGTCATTTTAGATATTGCAAATTCTTGAATGAAACTAAACAATCACTTCAAGATAATTTAGGAGAATTGACAGAGTTTAATTGTAAGAAAATAAAAACTGATAAAATGAAGATATATTATTTATATATACTCAAAGAAAAATTAGGTTGTCCAGAAGCAGATGATATTACAATTAAAAATGATTTGTCTAAAGATGATGCAGATAATATGTTTAAATTATACAATATTATTTTTAGAAATAGAAAAAAAGATGATTTTACAACAAAAAAATCTTTAGAAAAATATTTATCACAAACATACAAAAATTTATTCGGAACAGATATTATTACTTCTGGTAAGAAAGGAAAAAACAAAATAATAGAATATTCTATGAATGATGACAAAATTGAATATCATAAAACAGTACAAAAATTTAGAGATAAATATGATTATGATTTTGATGATGCAAATGATATGTTTATTAATGATGATATTAATAATCCATTAGATGATGGTATTGAATTACCATAAAAGGTTCCAGCTGAACATACCAGCACTATAATAACCATCTTTTAAATCTTTTTTATGTCTCAATCTGTATAATCGTCTTCTTTCTTTATCATTATGTATTAATTGTGGATATAAATTTAATCCTGTTTTGTCCTGATAATTTTCATATCTTTTATCCCCAAAAGGTATGCTTACAGTCCGCCCAGTTTGTTTATTTTGTAAGATACCGTCATACATCTTATTTTTTGTATTGCTTTTTTTATATCCTATTAATTTATAATCATTTTTACTATAATAAGTCATATATTATAGTAAAATAAATTATTTCTTATGTTTTCTCATTTCTATTGCTTTTATTTGTTTTTTTGCTTTTTGTAATGTTGTTGCTTTTGCAAGTATTTGACCTGTTTTTTTAAGTCTTACTCTGTATAAATCCTTATTAGGTAGTTTTCGTATTGTATATGGCATATTTATATATTATATTTATAAAATAATTTAATATACATATGGAACTGATGAATACCATTCAAAATGAACCTGATAAACCTGATTATTACCATTAGGAATAAATTCTACATATATTGTTTGTGTATCTTGAATTACAGCAGTTTGCGCTCCTGCTATTGTTTGAACTGTGGCTAATAGTTTATAAGTGGCATCGTGTATTACATCATCTACTAAATAAGAATTACTTAAATTTAGTTGCGCTCTTGCAAAAATAAAACCTGCACTTGGTTGATATTCAAATGTAGCATCAAAAATACAATATTGACCTTCTGAGGGTTGAGCAAATCTATATCTTTTTAGATTACCGAATTTAAAATTAAAATTCTGCGTAGTTGCACCTCCAGTTATTATATCAAAAAAACCGACTGGGATAGTTGAATAATTTGTAATAGAAACTGCTGGGGTATGATATTGGGGGATGCCTTTATAAGTAAATTCTCCATCTACTTTTAAATCATTAACTTCCACATCTTGTGGATATTGATTGTTCATAAAAATATGATTTAATGACATTTTTTTTATATATATTATATTAATAGAAAATTATTTTAAAAATCGGATAATATACTTAATCCATGTTCCCATACTATATATGAAGGAAATGTCCTATAAATTGTTATCCAGCGTGAAGGAAGTTTTAATATTCTTGATATTTGACCTTTATCTAAACCAGCATAACTTTTTAAATAATTTTTAATATGGTATGTTCCGCTACTTTTAGGAAAAAAAGTTATACTTGTTGCTTCATTTAATATTTGTCTTGTTGAATGAAAATTACTTATCATATGGGATGTTATTATACATCTTGCATTATAATGTCTTCCGATTTCAATCTGCTCTGCTTTAATACCATTAACAATATTTCTATATATTTTATTTCGTATTGTGTCTGTATCATCAAAGATAGTTAATGAATTTTCAAAATCTTGTATTGATAATGGGTCATTTATTAAATCTTCGTCGATTGGTATTCTAATAGGATTATATTTATCAAATGCTTCATCTTGACTTACACTTGAAAAAACAAATATTTCATCATTCTTGAATATTTTTTTAAATTCCTTGATGTATTTACCTGTATATGTTGATTTTCCACTTCCTGAAACACCACTGATATATAATTTTTCTACTAAATCTCGTCTGGGCAAAACTTGCATTTTTTCTTTACATTTTATCTCTGAAAATCCTTTCTCGGTCAAGTCCTTAATACCGTGTTCATATAATTTTAATAATTTTTTTTCAGATGGAGGGGTTTTATCTTGAAGGGATTGTATTACTTCTCTTCTTTCTTTTATACTTATTTTTTTTAATTCATCTTTAAAACTATCACTTAATTTAGTTTTAACATCTTGACTATCACTATTTAAGTATATAATTTTATCCCCACATTTCGCAATGGCTACTCCTTTATTATAACTTAACATATTTATATTAATAACAGATAAATTATTTTTATCTTTTATAAGTATATAATAATATAATGTCTAATTTTGTTCAACAAATAGCAACATACGAATTTATTCCTAATACTGGTTTTAGGTCATTTAACGAAGAGATGGATAAAGTAAGGGGGAAATATAGGAGTATTATGAAAACCCCACCACCAGTCCCACCAGAACAACCCTTATTTAATCCTTTGAAACCTCCTTTTGTTCGTAAATTCTTCGGTGGTCGTGCAAGTGGAGGTGTCAATCGTGAAATGATGAATAAAATAAATCAACAAAACCTTAATCTATATCAAGAAAGATATTATTAATTTCTCTATTATAAATATATAAAATGGAGATAAATGAAGATACAATTTTTAATATTATCTTATCATTTATGAAACAAGCAGAAAATAAAAAGATGAGTGGAAGATTAAAAAAAGAATTAGTAATGAGTTTAATTAAAGAACAAATAGGTAATGAAATATATGAAAGGTATAAACCTTTTATCAGTGCTTCAATTGAGTTTATAATAAATATATCAAAAGGATTAAAAATTAAACTCAATAATAAAAAATTCTTTTGTTTTAATATATGAAACAACTATTATTTGGAGCATTAATATATTCTTATGGAAATGAAATATATAGTTTAATCAAAATTTTAAATAAAATGATTAGTATTATTCAAACATCATATAATACATATAAATATATTAGTCGTTGTAAATGTGGAATTTGTGAATATAATAGAAAACATAATTTAAAAGAATTACATTAAAATATATAATATTTATAATTATTTTCTTTCTAATTATATATATATAATAATGTCATTAAATCACGTTTTTATGAATAATGCCTATCCTCAAAATGTGGAAGTAAATGATTTAAAAGTTGATGGAACATTTACA